AACTGCTGACAATGATATCAATGCAATCAAATCTATGGGTATGATTCCTCAAGGTTATAGAGTGAACAATTACTTAACAGATACTGATTCTTGGTACATTATTACAGATGTCCCTAATGGTATGAAACATTTCGACAGAGCCCCTCTTACAACTAAGATGGAAGGCGATTTCGATACTGGAAATGTTAGATATAAAGCTAGAGCAAGATACGTTTTTGGCGTATCTGATCCTAGAGGAATATTTGGCGTTGAAGGTGCGTAATACCTAGTACAAAAATATGAAGTGAGGCGGCCTCAAAACCGCCTCATTTCGACAATAAAGACAGAAATTACTTATGAAAAACTTCCGAGTACAGATCCATTATGAAGGCCATCGCGGTGAAACAAACGTTATGGCTGAAGATAGTATTGAAGGGATTGAAAAATCAATCCTTGACAAACTAGGAAGAAATGAGATAAAGTTCGAAAAAGATGGATTTACCCGTGGTAAATGGATAACCTATGAGGAGGTTATAAATGACGGAAGACCTGTACATTACGAAGAAGTCCTTGGAGTTAGAATGGCAAAACGAGCACCTGAAGGACGGGAAGCATAATATTCGGATGATTGAAATCAATAGACAAATCCAGGATGTTATAAAGAAGATCATTGCCAACGAGTTTGAAGCAGATACTCTTCAAACAAAAGTAAACGACGCCAAGCCTGAAGTTTCGATAGCCACTTAAGCGCTATCAAAAATCACACAAATTGATGGGGATACCTTGCGCTGGACGCAAATCTACGTTATATCTAAATTACTATACAATTATTAATTAGATATAGACGAGTATAGTCGACGGCCTAGAGACTATATCTACATTAACTAGGAGGATAATATGGCAAGATCAACGTTTAGTGGACCAGTAAGATCCCTAAGAGGATTCTTAGGATCAGGTCCCGACATGGCAACAGGGACAATAGCAGCAGGCACTGTTGATGGTGGTACAGATATAACGGGCATCGATTTGTATCAAGGTAAAGTAGTACAACTGGGAAATAACACAGTTGTTTTTAATTTACCTGAAATCATTACTACAGCAACTTCTGCAGTAGCAGGTGCTAACGATCCAAACTCTGGAAATAGAGTTGGATTGATGTATACGTTTCTGTTAACAGCAAATCTATCAAGTGAAACTTTTACTTTGAACTGCGGAACTGCAGCAGGTAGAAGTACAGCTGATGTATTTCAAGGAACTGCATCGTATGTTGACACTGGAGATAATTCCATGGAAGGATTTAATGCGGCAGGAGCTGATACTTTAACTTTGGACGGTACCACAAGAGGTGGACTAGGTGGTTCAATAGTTTATTGTAGAGCAGCTGCTAATGGCATTTGGCTTATTGACTGCGCTTTAAATGGTAGCGGCACAATGGTTACCCCTTGGAGCTAATAAATAAATTTTGTGAGCTCCTTCGGGAGCTTACAATTAAGGAGATAAAATTATGTCAGGATATAATGTAGATGTAAAATCGACACATCTCGTAACCGATGGAGTGATATTCGCTGGACCAGCTAGAGTTCTTGGAATTTATTATGTAAGCGAGGCAGCTTTAGGAACTATAGTAATTAGAGATACTTCTCTAACTGGAACTGTTGTTGGTACATTCGATGTACCTGCAGGATCAGGATCAGCAGGGGAAGATTCAGTTTATCAAATTGATGTCCCAGGTAATGGACTTTATTGTCCTAACGGTGCTTATGCTGAGCTAACAGGTGGCGTAGATAAAGTTACTATCTTCTACGGTTAGGAGGACTTGTGGCTAACACTACTTCTCAATCATATACTTTCGACAAGACTCTTCCTATTGACGAATTAGTAGAAGAATCTTATGAACGGATCGGAATTCAAAACGTTTCCGGTTATCAATTAAAAACAGCCAAACGATCTTTAAATATTATATTCTCTGAATGGGGTAATAGAGGACTTCATTATTGGGAAGTTGCTAATCAAGGCTTTACTTTAGTCGATGGCACGAATGTTTATACTACTTATAGATCCCCGGCCGATGGTGCGTCCAACGGTTTAACCACGACTTTATCTGCAGGAATTAATGCGGCTGTTACAGATATTCCTTTAACAGAAGTTAAAGACATGCCTGGCGCGGATCAAGGAGGAGGAACAATTACGATAGGGTCCGAAGCAATTAGATATACAGGAAAATCTGCAGCAACGGGCGCGGCGAATCTTACTGGAGGTATTCGGGGTTCTAATGCAACAACGGCTGCCACTCATTCAAGTGCCGACGCGGTCACTCAACATGCAACTGGAATGGATAATATTTTAGAATGTAATTATAGAATTACTTCTACTAGTGTTGATTCTCCAATGACAGAAGTGAGTCGATCTGTATATCAAGGTTATTCTAACAAGACAGCAAAAGGAACTCCTACTTCTTATTTTGTTCAAAGATTTATTGATAGAACAAACTTAACTTTGTATCTAACTCCTGGCGCAGCAGAAGATGGAAACAAATTAAATTTATATTACGTAAGAAGAATTCAAGATGCCGGTGCTTATACAAATGCAACAAATGTTCCTTATAGATTTGTTCCTTGTATGACAGCAGGACTAGCATTTTATTTATCTCAAAAAAATGCCCCTCAAAGATCACAAGAATTAAAACTTTTTTATGAGGATGAACTGGCTAGAGCCGTGAAGGAGGATGCGGATATTACAAGTACTTATATTGTACCTAAAGTATACTATCCTAATGCTTAATTATGACTACTTTTGCTTCAGGGAAACATGCACTTGCTGTTTCAGATAGATCCGGATTAGTTTTTCCTTATTTAGAAATGGTAAGGGAATGGAATGGAGCCTGGGTTCATACTTCTGAATACGAGCCTAAGCAACCACAGTTAGATCCAAAACCTACCAGTGCAGATCCACAAGCTTTACAAAGAGCAAGACCTACAAGAGTAGCTTTGCCTACTCCTGCTCCTTTAAATGATAATCCTTTTTTAACAGAAGTTGGAACTACAGTAATAGTAACACAAACAAGTCATGGACGATCAACGGGAGACGCAGTTAGATTTTATCAAGTTAAAACTCCTGTCGGAGGGGTTGCATTATCTACTTTTGAATTAAACACAACTTTAGCCACAACTATTACGGCTACGGATACTTCTATTGTTTTAACTGATGGATCAGCTTTTCCTACAGCTGGATATATTGTTATTCAATCAACTAATACGGATACCAGTTCTCTTGCGTATGGAAGAATTACGAGTGAAACAATTCAATATACTGGCCGAAGCACACATACTTTAACTGGCTGTACACGAGGAACCGCAGCTCCCTCTGATGGAAAGACTCCGGTTTCAACAACAGCAGTAGCTCATACATCAGGAGCAAAAATTTATGGATCGTATGAGATAACTAAAATTGATGAAACACGTGTAGACGATGCCGGAACAACGGTGACTTTCAGTAATAGTTTTAGTTTTACTTTAGTCTCTGCGGCGACTAGTATAGCAACAGGAGGGGGATTTTTAGTTTTCGGAGGACCCGTAAACGATAGACCCTAATTATTATGGCTGGATATACACTTTCACAATTAGAAACTCACATTAGAAATTATACTGAAGTAGATAGTAACGTTTTGACTGGTGCTATTTTAGCTGGATTTATAGAAAATGCAGAATTTAGAATTTTTTATGATGTCCCTAGTGATAATAATAGATTTGTTAGTGAAGGAAATTTAGCGATTGATGATAATACAATAAATGTTCCAGGAAAAGGAAGCAAAGGAAATACTGGAACAGTATTTGTACGTGGTTTAAAAGTTTTTAATAGTACTTCAGCTAGTACTGGTCCTGGTGAATGGTTACAGAAAAAGGACCAAACTTATTTAACTGAATATGTCAATAGAGAAACCGGTTCTTCAGGAGGTCAAACAGGTCAAGATGTTACAGGATTTCCTAAGTATTATGCGATGTTTGGGGGAGCCACAGCAGTATCAGACACCACTTCAGGAGGTCTTTATGTAGCTCCTACGCCAGATGCTAATTATATGTTTAGAATATATTATGATATGGTACCTCAAAGTTTAGTGACTAAAACATCTGGAACTTATTTAAGTCAGTACTTTCCACAGGGCTTATTATATGCTACTTTAGTAGAGGCTTTTGGATTTTTAAAAGGTCCTATGGATATGTTGACATTATACGAAAATAAATATAAACAAGAAGTACAAAAGTTTGCAGGAGTGCAAATTGGGAGACGAAGACGAGATGATTATACTGACGGAACCGTTAGAATACCAGTCAACTCTCCGTCACCGTAATTAGGAGATAAATATGGCAATAACATCAGCAATTTGTAACAGTTTCAAAACAGAAATTTTAACTGCTGTTCATAACTTTACAGCTTCAACTGGAAACACTTTTAATTTAGCTTTGTACACAAGTTCTGCAACTCTAAGTAAATCAACTACAGCTTATACATCAACAGAAGAAATTACGAATACGTCTGGAACTGCGTACACAGCAAAAGGAAACGCTTTAACGAGTGTGACACCTGTATTATCAAGTGATACAGCTGTGTGTGATTTTTCAGACACGAGTTGGACTTCAGCTTCATTTACCGCTAATGGATGTTTAATTTTTAATGACACGGCAACTGGAGATCCAGCATGTTGTGCCATTGCATTCGGTGGTGATAAAACAGTTTCAAGCGGAACTTTTACAATTCAATTTCCAACGGCTGACTCTTCGGACGCGATTATTCGGATAGCATAAGGAGCAACTCCTTATGGCTAACACGTGGAATAAAGCCGGAACAACCTGGGGATATAATTCCTGGCAATCTGATACCGTTACTGTTTCTTTAACAGGTCTATCTGCAACAACATCATTAGGAACACCCGATGCTTTTCCTGAATCAGGATGGGGAAGTGATTTTTGGGGCATAGAAAATTGGGGTGAATCAGGTTTAACTATTACTCCTACAGGTCAATCAGCAACAGCTTCTGTTGGATCATTTCCTTATGCTCAAGCCCTCGATGGGTGGGGCAGACTTGAATATGGTAATGCTGGATGGGGAGTAACCTATTCTGTTGCATTATCTGGATTAGGTTTAACATCTGCCGTTGGTCTTGCGGAAATACAAACTTTACAAATACTTACAGCACCGACAGGTTTAACATCTTCTGTCGGAACACCTGACCCACAAATTGTCGTACCAATTACCGCACCATCAGCTTTAACCTCTTCCGTTGGATCTCCAACATATGTTGGAACAAATGCTGGTTGGGGTAGAGATACTTGGGGCAATGAGCCTTGGGGCGACAGTATAGATCCAGTTATCACTTTAACCGGATTGGGATTAACATCATCTTTAGGTACTGTTGCTGCTTTTCCTGAACAAGGATGGGGAAGAGATACATGGGGATCTGAAAACTGGGGTGAATCAGCGTTTACACTAACTCCTACAGGTGTTTCAGCGACAGCTAGTGTTGGAGCAATATCTCCACTAGAAATGGTAGTTGGACCAACAGGTCAATCAGCTACTGCTTCAGTAGGTTCTGTTTCACATACAATGACCTACACTATAACTGGAGTCTCAGCTACAGCAAGTGTCGGGTCTTTTGTTATAGAAATAGGCGTTCCTTTAACTGGAGTTTCATCTACAGTTTCTGCAGGAGCCATTGCTCTAGACGACATGACAGTTGGATTAACAGGTCAATCAGCTACTGCTTATGTTGGCGCCGTAGAAATTGTTGAAACTCAAATAATAAATCCTACAGGCGTTTCAGCTACAACATCCCTTGGTACTCCTGTTCTTGAGTTTACTTATATTTTAACTGGAGTTTCAGCTACAGCTTCAACAGGTGCCCTTTCTCCTGATGATGCAGTAGGACTAACAGGTGTCTCAGCTACAGTAAGTTTAGGTTCTGGGGGAGTATCTCCACTACATTATAAAGATGTTGACATAACTGGAAATACTTCTTATACAGATATAGAACATTCAGCATAGGAGAAAATTATGGCATCAAATTATACGAATTTAGGCGTTCAACTTATGACTACTGGTGAAAAAGCCGGTACATGGGGAACATTAACAAATACAAATTGGAATATTATCGAACAAATAGCGGGTGGTTATACTACTCAAGCTTTAACTGATGATGGAACACTCACTTTAACCAAAAATGATGGAACTACAGGAGCTACATTAGCTACTCGAATTATTAAATTAACTGGAACTCTATCAGCTGGAAACTCTGTTGTAACCGTTCCAGATAGTATTGAAAACTGGTGGTTAGTTAATAATGCAGAAGGCGGCAGTACTTATACTGTTACCTTTAAAACTGTGTCAGGCACAGGAGTCGCTTGGGCTGCTGGTGAAACAGGAACTAAATTATTATTTTCAGATGGAACTAATGTCGTTGATTCAGGACTTGGTCTTGGAGACGTAACTCTCACAGGAACAGAGACTTTAACAAACAAAACTTTAACAGCACCTAAAATTGGAACATCTATTTTAGATACTGGTGGGAATGAATTGTTCATATTAACGGCGACAGGGTCTGCTGTTAATGAAATTACTTATAATAATGCAGCTGCATTAGCTGATCCCACATTTACGGCTACTGGCGGATCTACGGATATAGGTATTAATTTCGTGCCTAAAGGTGCTGGAACAATTCAAGCAGGTGGCGCGGCTTTAGCAACAATGGGAAAAGCTATTGCAATGGCATTAGTTTTCGGATAATAATAATTTAAGGAGAATAAAATATTATGGCAAATCCAAATTTAGTATCAGTAACGTCGATTTACGCAGAATCGGTACAAGCTGAACTTGATACAACTTTAACAACAGAAATATTATTAGCAGCATCTAATAAGTTGGTAAAAGTTAACAATATCCTTATCGCAAACATCGATGGATCTAGCGCAGTAGACATTTCAGTTTTTATAACGAAATCTGGAGGCTCACCTATTGCAATTGCAAGCACTATATCGGTACCCGCAGACTCTACTTTAACGGTTATAGATAAAAATACTTCCATATATCTTATGGAAGGAGATAACATTGAAGCCGGAGCTAGTGCTAATAGTGATGCGACAATTACTATCGATTACGAAGTATTAGACGACGCGTAGGGGGTAGCTAGTAATGGCACATAAACACTTCGCAATACTTGATGAGAGTAAGATAGTTATTAATACCCAAGTCGGATCTGACGATGGTATCAATACTGAAGAAGCTATGGCCAATCACATTGGTGTAGATACTTCTGAAGCTAAAGAATATTCTGAAGATGGAACTTTCTTAAATAGAGGTCAAGCATATATAGGCGATACTTATTTAATCTCTGAAAATTATTTTAAAAAAGCTCAACCTTTCCCTAGTTTTACTTTTAACGAGGCGACTAGAGACTGGGACCCACCTGTTGCAGAACCTAAAGATTATATAAACACTTACAACTATTCGTGGGACGAAGAAAATTTAAGATGGTTCGGATATCCGAACTCAGGAGCTCCTGACTATACAGCAACCGAAGATCCACAGGTTGATTATATTTGGAATCCTGATACAAGTACTTGGGAGACACAATAATGGCTAGACAATATTATAATAACGGCGGAATCATAGGACCAGATAATGATCCTACACAAAACGCTGAAGTAGTTACCACATACACAGGAGGAGCAACTTTTACCCCAGCCGGTGCAACAGTAGCAGAAGTAGTTGTAGTTGGCGCTGGAGGAGGAGGCGGTTCTAATCGTGGAGGCGGTGGAGGCGCAGGCGGAGTATTATATTCGTCAGCTTATACACTTCCAGGTTCTGGTGTCCCTGTCAGTATTGGCAGTGGTGGTGGAATGGGCGGAAATTCTTCAGGAAGCGCAGGAGGTACATCTGCTTTTGATGGTCAAACCGCACAAGGTGGCGGATATGGAGCAGGACATGGAGGAAACTCTGCTGGAGGAGCCGGTGGCTCTGGTGGCGGAGCTGGACACGCAGGTGGCCCAGGATCCCCAGGTTCAGGACAACAATCTCCCTCTGGACAATTCACAGGATACGGTAACAACGGTGGCTCAGGTGGCGATCCCGCTGGAGGCGGCGGAGGAGCTGGTCAAAATGCCATCTCAAGAACACAAGGCGGTCAAGGAATTCCACACACAGTTAATACTCCTACGGCTTCACCAACAAATTATTATTTTGGTGGTGGCGCAGGCGGAGCTCGTGGCGGTGCCGGTGGACAAGGCGGCGGAAATACCGGGCAATCCGGAGGAAGTAACCAAGGCGGAGGCGGAGGTTCTCATGGCACAGGTGCTGGTCCATCAAGTCCGGGAGGACAAGCTGGATACTGCGCTGTTAAAGAAGCTGCATTTTTTGGGGGTGCTCCAGGAGTATGGAGACTTCAAGAAGTCTACGACTTAGTTGTCGCAGGAAATTGGTCATCATCATAATTTGATTTATTTTTATCGGATGATATTATGCATCCGGAAAGATAAATATGAAACTTATAAAAGCACAAACACCATTAAAGCCCTCACACGTACTCATCGATAATTGGTATTCACCATCCGAAGAAAAAAGAATTTGGAAAGAATTAGATTTCTATAGCGAGAAAGATAAATTTGAAAGAGGAGAATGGAAAGAAATAGCTACAAATGAAAAGGGTGAACATCTAGGAGAACATTTTAGAATTCATTTAGATAAATTTTACACACCTGAAGCAAGAGACCTTAAAATATCAGACATACTAACTTTCCTTAGCAAAGCACAAACTGATGACTTTAGAAGTGCAATTAAAAAATGTGCTCCTGCTTACAGTAGAACTTTTACTGAAACAAATATTTCTTATACTTTAGTTTCTTATTATGACAATGCTGATTATTATAAACCACATCATGATTCATTTTTTTGGACAATTTTAATTTGGTTCTATAGAGAACCCAAAGCTTTTACTGGCGGTGATCTTATTTTTCCAGAATTTCATAACTATAGGGTAGAGTGTAAGCACAATAGATTGATGGCTTTTCCATGTTTTTATTTACATGGTTCTGAAACAGTTAATCTCCCTGAAGAAAAAAGAGACAAAGGTTTAGGGAAGTATACCATAACACACTTTTTTCATTACGATACTAGTAGAAGAATTTATAATGAATCTGAAAAATAGATACTGGTATAGCTTTAAAGGATTGCCAAAACACTTTTGTAATGATGTTATACAATATGGCAAGAAACAAGAAGTAAAAGATGCTCTTATTGAAGATGTTAAAAATGATTTAACAGAAGAAAAATTAAAAGAACAAAAAGAAAGTATAAGAAATAGTGATGTCTCCTGGTTAAATGACAAATGGGTTTATGATGCAATCATTCCATATTTTAACGATGCAAATAAGTCTTGTGGTTGGAATTTTGATATTGATTTTTATGAAACCTGTCAATTTACTATTTATAAAAATACTAATTTTTATGATTGGCATATTGATATGGGTAACGAATCTTATAAAGAAGGACCTTTTAAAGGAACATATCGTAAACTATCAATGGTGCTTTTATTAAATGATCCTAACGAATTTACAGGAGGAACTTTACAATTTGATTTTAGAGATATTAGAGACCCAAATATTCACGAATATAGATTTAGTAAACAAGGCGCATGTATAGTGTTTCCTTCCTTTTTATGGCACAGAGTAATTCCCATTACGAAAGGAACAAGATATAGTTTAGTTACATGGGCAACAGGAAAGCCGTTTAAATAATGCAGTTATTTCAAAAAATAAGAGAAGCGGTAGACCATAAAAAAGTTATGCATTATCCTAGCGCTATGACTCTTCCTCAACCGATAGATTTTAATATAGTTTGCAATCAAGTTTTGCAAAGACAGTATCCCGTTAATAAAATTAAATATGATACCAACGTTGGTATTAATCATAACGATGTGTTTTCTCATATTTTTCAAATTTATCGAGTAGAGACTAATCCTTTGTTTGTAGATATGCATAAACATATAGTAGATAATTTGCCAGATTTCAAAATTGATCGTCTAGATATGTTTTGTTCTTTTAAAAAAAGTTTAGGAGTAGACCATGAAGATAAAGAAAATTCTTTAATATTGAGCTTATACAAATCAACGATGTATAGATTTGAAGATTTAGATTTAACTATAGAATTAAAACCAGGAGATATGTTATTGTCGCCAACCGGTACAACGCATTTTTCAATGTCTTGTCAAGAAAGAATTATTGTTTCATGGGGGTTACATAAATGAAAGAAGATTGTTTAGTAGTTAAAAAAACAGTACCCACTGATATCTGTAATTTTCTCTGTGAGTATGCAATGATTAAAGCCACTGCTTTAACTGAACTCCTACACCATAATGCAATCTCTCCTTATGATAATCGATTTGGATTTTTTGGAGATATTCAAATACCAAACCCTACAACTTTTTGTATGTATGGAGACGGAGCATTTGATACTTTATTATTAAAACTTCAAAAGGTAATTGAAAAGGAAACCAATAAAAAATTAGTTCCTACTTATAGTTTCATGAGAATATACCACAAGGGAGATGAACTTGAAAAACACACAGACAGACACGAATGTGAATTTAGCATGTCTTTAAATTTAGGAGGAGATGAATGGCCAATTTTTATGGCTGGTAAAAAACTAAACTTATCTCAAGGGGATTTAGTTATATATAAAGGTTGTAAAGTAGAGCATTGGAGAGAACCTTTTACTGGAACAAGATGCTTTCAAGTATTTCTACATTACAATGATGCTAGTAGTAAAAATTCAAATTTATTTGATAACCGAATAGCGTTAGGAACCGATGTTAAAAAGACATGAGAACAGATAAAATAATAATTGTTGGGGGCGGAAGTGCTGGATGGATGACAGCAACAACCTTAATAAGACTATTCCCAAATAAAAAAATAACACTTATTGAAAGTAAAAATGTTCCCGTTGTCGGTGTGGGAGAAAGCACGCTAGCAGCATTCAATGACTGGCTAGATTTGGTAGGAATTAAAGATGAAGATTTTATGAAAGAATCTGACGCTACTTATAAACTAAGTATTAAGTTTACAGATTTTTATAAAAAAAACAGTGCTGGGTTTCACTATCCTTTTGGTAGACCTGATGAAAGTACTTTAGCAGCAGGTAAAAATACTTGGTACTTTAAAAAATTTAGAGACCCTTTAGTTCCTTATAGTGATTATGCACGCTTCTTATATCCAAGTTTAGCATTAGTAGAACACAACACTTTTGGAGAAAATGTAAATGGAGAGCTCGGCAATTTTGATCTTAAGAAGCAAAGCGCGTACCATTTTGATGCAATTAAATTTGGACAAGTTTTAAAAGAAAAAATATGTATTCCAGAAGGTGTTAAATATATTCAAGATGATATTAAAGATGCTTTAAGAGACGTAAGAGGAAACATTGTTTCTTTAAATAATAAGTATGCTGCAGATCTATATATCGATTGCACAGGGTTTCAATCTATTCTACTAGAAAAAATATTGAAAGTTAAATTTAATAGTTATAACGAATTATTACCAAATGATACGGCCCTAGTTTTTCAAGTACCATACACAGATAAAGAAAAACGATTAGTTGCCTATACACATTGTACAGCTTTAGGTAATGGCTGGGCTTGGAACATACCGAGTTGGAAAAGAATAGGCACAGGTTACGTTTACAGTTCTAAATATACAAACGAGCATAACGCATATCATGAAATGAAACAGCATCTATGGTCTACCTTAGGCTATGATATTGAAGACCAAAACTTAGAATATAGAAAAATTAATATGAAAGTAGGTTTACATGAAGAGATTTTTTATAAGAATGTTATAGCAATAGGTCTGTCTGCAGGCTTTATTGAACCATTAGAAAGTAATGGATTATTTACTGTACATAAATTTTTAATTTACCTGGCCAGAATATTACATAGTGAAGAATTAAACCAATTTGATAAAGACGGCTTTAATTATAAATGCAAAGCTGAATTTGATATCTTTGCTGAGTTCGTTGCTTTGCATTATTATTTATCTCAGAGAGATGATACAAAATACTGGAGAGACTTAACAAATAAATCTATAAAAAATTTAAAACTTCTACCTGACGCAGATATTGATAACCAGTTAAAATTAAAAATTTATAACGAGTATAATAGTGAGCACGGCATACATTGCATAGGAACTGGTTTAAGACAATTACCTATTGATCCAACTCACATAAAAGATAAAAATAATATTAGCGATTTAAATGACTTCACTGAAAAGCATTTATTAGCATCTATTAAAGGAAGAGATTTACAGAGACAGGGCTGGTTACAAACTGCAAAAACAAAACCAAAACTTTTAGATGTTTTAAAAAAAATTCATGAATAATAAAATAGAGACTTTTGATCTTCCTGTTCCGAAAGAAATTAATACAGAAGTAATAAATTATTTAGGAAATAAAGCTAAATGGAGTTTTGTAGTGGAGCCAACTGCTGAGATCGGTGGCCAATTCAGTGAGGTTCTAGCGGACAAAAGAACAGACGCAGGAATGTACCAGATTACTTATTCACACAATAATTCTATCCCCAGTATAATTCCAGATCACTACTTAAATAATTTTGGCAACTGGATTTATTTTTTCTGCAAAGAAAGAACAGGCTTAAAAATTCAACATTTAGAAAGGGTGTACTGGAATCTGTGTAGTCCTGGTGCTTCTTGCAAGTGGCATACAGATGCGGATTTAAATGGCTATGCAGGATACTATGCATCTATAGTTTATAATCTTCACACCAGTGATGGAGGAACTGAGTTTGAAGGGGACCAAAAAATTTTAGGAAAAGAAGGACAAGCAATAGTATTCCCCAGTCATTTAAGGCATCACGGTCTAGCTCCAGTGAAAAATAAATGGAGAGTTAGTCTTAATCTTGTAGTAAGGATCGAGAACCAATGAGTGTAGATCTACAAATACAGACTTGGTTTCCTACGGCAATAGGTGTTGTAGATTGTCCTTTTCATAAAGATATAAAAGAAGAATATAAAAAACATCTAGATAAATTTGATTACGATCCTAGAGGACTTTCTTACACTGCTATTCATAAAGATAGAAATTTTAAAAAATTTAATGATTGGATAACTCAACAAGTAAATAAATATTGTAAAGCACACAATTACCCTCACCAACACAAAGCTAATGCCAGTTGGGTTATTGATTATACACAAGGTGCAGGACAACCTTGGCATACACATATTGGTTGCGCTGTAGCTACGGTTTATTATTTTCAATCTGATGCAAATGATAAAGGCACACAGTTTAGATCACCTTATCATAACGATACTGCTAACCCTTTAGATTTAAAACCTGAAATTTTAACTAATAAAATAGAATTTAATGAATTAACTTTTCCTAGTTGCACATATCCCCCTCTGGAAGGTAGGCTTTTAATTTTTAGAAGTTATGTAGAACACATGATGGATAGTAAAGAAACTAAAAACAAGAGAATTATATTCTCATATAACTTTGATAAAAATGGCAATTAATATTCATAAAGATTTTTTAAAAAAAGAAGAAATAGAAAAATTAAAAAAAGAAATGCTGAGTAGTTTTTTCCCCTGGCATTTAGCTGAAGTAACATGGGATAATGAGTATGATCAAACCCATTATCAAAACTCTCAACTTACTCATTATTTTCATGATGGTTTTAGACCTAGGTCAGATCATATTGAATTAATAAAACCTCTATTAGAAAAAATAAATTTTAAGGGATTAAATAGAATTAAAGCTAATCTTTTAATAAGAACAGATAAAAAAATAATTCATAAAATGCATACAGACGTTTCAGTTATTTGTACTACTGGTATTTTTTATTTAAATACAAACAATGGAGAAACAATCTTTGAAAATGGAGAAAGAGTTAAAAGTGTAGAGAATACATTTGTTACTTTTCCATCAAATCTAAGACATACTGGTACGACAAACACATGTAATGCAGCCTATAGAGTAGTTTTAAATTTTAACTATTTTTAATATGAACTATTTATTTATACATGCAAGTCATGATGGAACTATTACTATTGTTCAAGAAAACAAAGTTATTGTTCATACACAAATAGATAGATTTAACAGATTTAAACATACTTCTTTTCCTTCACGAACACTTATAGAATTTATTAATAGTCTAAACCTAGAATTTAAAGAGGTTCATATAACTGGTTTAAAAAATAATCATTGTGCACCTCAATGGGCAGAATGCTTGCAATCAGATATTATTGTAGGATACGAAGCTCAAGTTTATGTAGACGTACATTCACATCACAATTATCACGCCTACTCTAATCAACTCATATCACCATTTAATAAATCATATCATTTAGTATGGGACCTACGTGGAGATTTAATTCTTAAAAAAGATAAATTTTATGCGGAACAAACTTCAGTATATGATGATAATCTTAAAGTCATACACAAAGAATGGTTTAATGATTTAGAAGGGAATGTGTGTATAGGAAGGTGTTATAAAAGCACAACAGATGGTTTAGGTTTGAATGGAAGAAATGAGTTTAACGATGGTAAGACTATGGCCCTCAGTAGCTATGGAAAATTTAATCAAGAAATATTTAATCATATATATAATAAAAATTTCATAAGAGATTCTTTTAAAGATTTAAAATTAAGCACACTTAAAGAAGATACTTATTCCCAAGATTTTGTAAAAACTTTTCAAACAGCATGTGAATTAAAAGCAGAAGAAATAGTTAGTGGAATAGATTCAGACAACCTGACATTAACTGGGGGCGTTGCTCAAAACATATTAATAAATACCAGACTATCAAAACATAAAAAAATATTTGTGAATCCTTTTTGCACTGACCAAGGGATATCTTTAGGCAAAGCTTATAGTACGCTTAAAGGAAAGATTGAAAAACTAAACACGGTATACTTAGGGTTTAAACATACGTTCAACAGGGATATATTTTTTAAAAATTTTTCCTTAGTAAAAGCTAATTATAAAGATGTCAGTAAGATATTGCTTAATGAACCTGTTGCGATTTATCAAGGAAGATCAGAACAAGGTCCAAGAGCTCTAGGCAATCGGTCATTGTTAATGAATCCTGCTCATAGGGACGCCGTTAAAAAAGTAAATGACATAAAGAAAAGAGAATGGTACAGGCCGTTCACATGTTCTATTTTAAATGAGAATTTTGAAGAATATTTTTTTGCTAATTATAATACAACTCCTTATTATATGAATTTTGTTTACAAGGTTAAACAAAACCAAGAAGATAAACTCAAAAGCGTTCTATCAGTTGATGGTTATTCTAGAGTTCAGTGTGTAAAAGCTGAACATAATACTCACTATTACAATCTTATTAAAACTTTTAATAAGATGTATGGAATACCCGTGTTATTAAATACGTCATTAAATTTACCTGGAATGCCTGTGGTGGAAAGCTATGAAGATTTAAAAAACATACTATTAAAATCTAATTTAAAATATTGTTTCCTACCGGAGCATAATATTTTGATAACTAAAAATGTGGTTAACTAGACATACATTTTCCATATGGTATAAAGTCTGATACTTAATGAAAAAATTATTAACAATTGATTTAGATTGGATTCAACACCCAACACAGTTCATGGACATCTTATCTATATGCATGGATTTTTTTAAAAAACAAACACCCACTGTTTTTATCAACACACACCATGAAATTTATGAACATATAGAAGAAGGGGCAACTGTAATTAACATAGATCATCACCATGATTTTGGCTATGATCAACAAGCGTCTGTGAAAGGAGCTTTAGATAATCGCCCCAGAGAAGGCAATTGGGTTTTAGCGGCTGCCATACACAAAAAGCTTAAAGGTTATATATGGGTAAAAAATTATAACTCGATGGTTGTACCGGACGAGATTACCGACTGGATGAGGAAATTAGAAATTCTTCAAATTAGAAATAGGATTGATGAAGTTGATCTTACAGATATTGATAAATTAGTTATATGTGAAAGTGCTGAATATGAAAAAAATGTCAGTCTTTATTTAGAAATACTGAAAACAACGTCTAAAGGTATGAACTCCAACACAGTAATAGCTCAGAAAAAAAACCCTTTCAAACACCTAAATTCTTAGATATAATAAATTCTACCGTACTCAAGGTTTTTCTATGCTACAAAAAGTAAATTTTAGACCCGGATTCAATAAACAAGTAACTGCTACTGGCGCAGAAGCGCAATGGACAGGGGGAGACTATGTGCGTTTTAGATATGGAACCCCTGAAAAAATAGGAGGATGGGATCAATTAGGTGGTGACAATTTAACTGGAGCCGGAAGAGCGCTTCACCATTTTGATGATAATGCAGGTATTAAATATGCTGCTATAGGAACAAACAGAATTTTATATGTCTATTCAGGAGGTCAGTACCATGACATTCACCCCATCAATAAGACGATTACAGGTTGTGATTTTTCTACAACGGATACAGAAAGAACAGTTACAATAACTTTTCCTTCTGTGCACGGTATGTCAGAAGATGATATTGTTTTATTAGATACAGTTACCGCGCCTCCGGGCTCAGGGTACACCGATGCAGATTTTGAAGATAAAAAATTTATGGCTACGTCCATTCCTACAGCAACAAGTATTGTAATTACTATGGATGCTGCTGCAACTGGAACCACAGCTAATGTGGGAAGTGCACGAGCTCAAACTTATTATACAGTTGGACCTGCTCAGGAAATTGGAGGATTCGGTTATGGTACTGGTCAATATTCAGGAACGGCTTCCGGTCCAGCAACCACAACTCTCGTAACAACAATTGCATCTGATGCTGCAGTCACCACTGTAGTCTTAACGAGTTCAGCAGCCTTTCCAACTTCAGGAACCATTAGAATAGGGACTGAGGATATTACTTTTACGGCTAACGATATAGCCACAGGAACTTTAAGCGGAGGAGCGCGTGCTCAGGATGGAACAACTTTAGCCCTACACACAGCGGGTGCAACCATTACTAATATCACTAGCTATGTTGGCTGGGGTGATTCTTCTACAGAGGACGTTACTTTAGAACCCGGTCTATGGGTTCTAGATAATTATGGAACTACTCTTATTGCTCTTATTTATAATAGTAAATGTTTTTCATGGGATTCAAGTGCTGCCAATCCAACAGCGAATCGAGCAACCGTTGTTGCAGGAGCACCAACAGCTTCAAGACATATGTTAGTTTCTTCAGTTGATAGACATTTAATCTTCTTTGGAACCGAAACTACAATTGGAAGTGTGGGAACTCAAGATGATATGTTTATAAGATGGTCGGATCAAGAAAGTACAAGCGACTATACTCCTTCAGCAATTAATACCGCAGGTACTCAAAGAATTGCTAATGGCTCTAAAATTATGGGAGCTATTCGAGGTCGAGATGCTCTCTATGTCTGGACCGATAATGCTGTCTACCTCATGAGATTTGTAGGTCAGCCTTTTACCTTTTCTTTTGAACAGGTAGGAACGAACTGTGGACTCATTGGTAAAAACGCCTGTGTTGAAGTAGACGGAATTGCATACTGGATGTCTGAGAATGGATTCTTTAGTTATGCTGGTCAACTTCAAACAATACCATGCTTAGTAGAAGACTATGTTTATGATGATATTAATACCACTTCTAGAAATTTAATTAATGCAGGACTCAATAATCTATTCGGAGAAATTAGTTGGTATTATTGTACTAATGGCTCCAATGTAGTGGATCGAGTTGTTACTTATAATTATATGGAGACCCTGCTAGCGAAACAACCTGTATGGTATACTGGAAGCTTACCACGAACTGCATGGTCAGATTCTTCTATCTACGACAAACCCCATGCTTGTTACTATGACAATACCGACGATGTTTCTTTTGATGTTGTAGGTAACACGGATGGAGTTACTACCTACTATGAACACGAAACAGGGACCGATCAAATTAATGCAGGAGGTGCAGTAACTTCTGTGCTTGGTGAGATTACTTCAGGAGACTTTGATATTACTCAGAAAAGGTCAGCACAAGGACAATTTTTAGGGTCCCCAGACCTGCGAGGTGATGGAGAATATCTAATGAAGATCAGAAGATTCTTACCGGATTTTATAACTCAAACAGGAGACACGCAAGTCACTTTAATGTTGAGAAACTATCCTAACAATACTGCCGCGAGCTCTCCATTAGGACCCTTTACAATCACAAGTTCCACTGATAAAGTGGATACACGTGCAAGAGCGCGAGCTATTGCATTAAAAGTACAAAACACCGCAGCTGCTCAAGACTGGAAGCTGGGAACATTTAGACTGGACATTCAACCAGACGGGAGAAGATAATGGCAAGAATTAAAGGTGGAACAGGAGTAGTGCAAAATGCACTTTACCCAGATCCAATTTATAACAACCAATTACAAAATGAATCATTTTCAAATTTAGATTATCAAGATCAAGGAGGAGTTCATCCACCTCTAGGCTTTCCAACAAATACTAGCAATCTTAACTACAACATCCATCGAGATCCCCCTAGTAACTGGAGAGAAAATATTAATATTAATACCTTGCCTACCTATCCTCAACCTTTTCAGCAACCAAATATGCTGGATGTTTCTGGTCAAGTTGGTGAGTATGGTCAAGTTCCTGGACAAGGAAATAATGCAATGATGTATCAAGCACAAAAGAAAGGTTTTAATTTCCCTTCCATATTTGGAGCAGTGAAAGGTGGTCTGGAATGGGTAGGTAATAAATTTCAAAGACCCGAAGCCAAACAAAGAGCTTATGATCAAATCATGGGGTCTATGAATGATAAAGGATATGGCACATATAAAGGAAACGAATATCGTTTTGCCGATGATCCTTCAAGTGGACTTAAAAAAGTTTTTTCAGAAGTTAATCCTTATGGTAAAAATTTTGATTCTATGTTTGGAAGTAAGAGCCTGGAAGAAATGGATGAAAAAACATTAGCATGGGCAGAGGACAGAATAGCTAAAGGAAAAGCAATAAGTACAAGATTAAGAAATATTTTAGAAAACAGAGGAAGATTAACCGGTAAGGATATCACTAAACCAGGAGGAGACGGTATACCTGTGGGACCCATTAATCAGGGAGGAGACGGTTCTGGTCCTGTCACAACAGGAGGAGGCGGAACATTTAATCCAGACATGGATCCAAAAGGCAGAAGAAATACAAGCGATAGTTGGCATGGAGCAACAGCCTCTAGACAAGCGGCCGGAAAACAAGTCGCTGGACCAGGATTTGGTTCAGGAGCTTACTGGGCGAAAGGCGGAAGAGTAGGATACAACAGAGGAAGAGTCGTTAATCCAGGTGGATATCAAGGGGACGAATTCGAAGATGAAAACATGTTTGAATTTATGCAAGATCAAGGAGTGCCTCATAGTGAAATGGCTGCAGGTGACGATCCTATGTTAGTAGAACAATATCAAAAATACCTTTTTGAAATGGAAGAATTAAACCTAGAACCAATGTCATTTGAACAATTTAAAGCAGAAGCCATGATGGCAGAGGGAGAAAGTGATCAAGGAATAGCGAGTATTGTTTAATGGCAAAAATTACTCAGGCCTTAACAAGAGCGAGTAAGGAATACACCCAAACAAATTTACAAGCTTTAATCAGAGACTTGGACGCTGTCATTAATAAACTTAATACTTCTTTTCAAGAAGAAGTTAAACAGGAGATAGAAGCTAGAAGTTTCTTTTTGGAATAATGGCTGTTGTTAATCAATATTTATTTTACGGTGTAACCTTAGCGACCACGGATGAGACAACAATGTTTGATCCTGCTGATACGCTTCCTTTAATCAGCGAGACCTATATTATTAAATCTTTTCGGGTTACTAATAACACCGGCAATACTCCCACAATCACTATTAAAAATAATACTTTCAATATTGTCAATACTCAAACTCTGGTTGCTAATGCTAGCACAGAGATATTGACACTACCTTTAGTCGTGGAAGGAAGTAAACTATTAAAGGTTACGATGGGTTCAGGTGATTCTGTCACCATTGGAATTACATATTTAAACATTAAAAAGGAGGTTACAGTATAATGCAAATACTAAAAGCAGCTAAAGTCACAACAACGATCAGTAATTTAAAAACAAAAGAGAAATATAAGACTGAAGAAGAGTGGAAAGCTAAGGGAATTGACGAAAAAGAGATCCGAAGAGATGTCCATGTCCTGATGCCAAAGCTTGATTTATTCAGTAAAACAAAGTAGGTTGAAAATTTAGGCGGAATTATGACACAACCACACAGACAACAGTATGGATTAGGAAGCTTTGTTAAAAAGATAGGCAAAGGTCTTAAGAAAGTAGTTAAAAGTCCTATAGGAAAAGCCGCTTTATTAGGCGGTGGCTTATGGGGTCTTGGCAAAATGGGTGGCATTGGTTCCAGTGGCATCGGTAAAAACTGGTGGAGCAAAGGTATTGGCCTTGCAAAACGTGGACTAATGGGAACACCAAAATGGGATCCATCTGGAACAACTACAAAAGGTGGACTATGGAATTGGATTAAAGCTAATCCAGGCAAAGCAGCCATGATAGGTGGAGGTACATTAGGTACAATCATGCCTTTTATGGCGGGCAAAGATGAAGATGAAGACATAGTTGAAGACTGGACTATACCTTCTGCTGCCGTATCTGGTTTACTGGCCAAAACAAAAGACTACTACAAAGATTATAACCCTGCCGGTAGTGACCTATCATTTCAGACAGCAAAAGAATTTGTTAACCCTAATTTCTACACCCCTGTTGCTCAAGGAGGAATCGTTGGCTTAGCTAACGGTGGTCAACCTGGCGAAGCGCAAGCAGAACAAATGTTAAGAATGGAATATCAAAAGTATCGTAACCAAGGTGGTACGATGTCTTATCAACAATTTAAAATGCAAGTTTTACAACAGGCTCAGTCTCAAGGACCCATGGCTCAGGGACAACCGCAAATGGCAGCTTATGGTGGAAGAATGGGATACCAAGGTGGAGAACTAGTAGAAGATGCATCCATGGTCGAAGCTACACCAGCAGGTATGATGGAAGAAAATGTTGAAGAGGTTCAAGGAGAACCTACAAGAGAGCAATTAGAAGAGCTCGCTATGAAGATTTTTCAATTACGATTAGAAGAATTAGATGAAGAACAATTAATGGTTGTCTATCAAGCGGCAATGGAACAACAACCTGAAGCAATGGCTATGCAAGAAGATATTCAATTCAACCCTCAAATGGGAGCCCCTCAGATGGCAGCTTACGGTGGAAGAATAGGACTACTTGGCGGTGGATCAGTTCCAGGATCAATCGTGCCAGGATATACAACACCAGCAGGACATAACCAATTTGGCTATAGAACAGGGGGCGTAAGAGTTGGAAAAGCTGAAGGCGGACTTATGAGTCTTGGAGGCATGGAAAAAGATTATAGAGCTGAAGGTGGTTTTGTACCACTAGGTGGAGAAGAAAGAGCGGACGATGTTCCAGCTCGATTAAGTAAAAACGAATTTGTATTTACAGCGGATGCTGTAAGAAATGCTGGGGGTGGTGACATTGACGCCGGCGCAAAAGTTATGGAAAATGTTATGAACAATTTAGAATCAGGCGGCACGATTTCAGAAGACTCTCAAGGCGCACAAGGCATGTATAATAATGCAAGACAATTAGAAACAAGGATGGCATAATGGCATTACCAAATTATTTAGAAGACCTATCAAAAGATTACGCAACACAGGCAACAGCAGCTTATAAAACACCGTTGCAACCCTCTACATTTATGGGGCAACAATTTGTTGCTGGTGAAGATCCTTTACAAACAAAAGCTATTGATGCAGCTCAAGCAGGTGTTGGAGCTTACGAACCTTTTTTACAATCAGCTCAAGCTAATGTCGCAGGAGCAGGAACAGCACAAGCAGGTCTTGGAGCCTTAACCGGTCCCACAGCTTACCAACCTTTTATGTCGCCGTACCAACAAGATGTGATTGATACATCACTAACAGAATTCGATAAACAATCACAAATTCAACAACAAGCTTTAAGAGATCAATCACTAGGAATACCTGGTGCCTTTGGCGGAGGACGTGAAGGCGTTCAACAAGCAGAATATCAAACAGGAAGCGATCGAAATAGAGCTATGCTTCACGCAGGATTATTACAACAAGGTTATGGTCAAGCACAGCAAGGGGCTCAACAAGCATTTCAAAATCAACAAGCCATTGGAGCAGGTCAATTAGGATTAGGACAAGCTCAAATGGGTCTAGGTCAATATCAAATGGCGGGACTTGGCCAGGACGTCGGAGCTCTTGGACAAATGGGAAGTTTAAGACAAGCACAGACACAAGCAGGTTTAAGTGCCGATCAACAAATGAAACAAGCACAAGCATATGAACCTTACGGTCGACTTGGTGCATGGGGTCAAGGGATTACCGGTCTTGCCGGTGGAGTAGCGTCAGCACAGTTCCAAGAACCTCAACAAGCAAGTCCTTGGTCTTCAGCTTTAAGTACAGCTTTAGGAGTTGGAGGGTTGTATCAAAAAATGTTTAACCCACAACCAATGTTTGGAAATATAAAATAATGAGAACTTTATCTAGACCAATGTTTAACATGGGCGGTCCCATTAAACAGGGAATCATGAATGGAATTAGAGAACCACATAAACACGGTGGTCCTACTGGAACAGGATTAGTGGGTGACCAAAGATATCCTAAAACAGATGGTAGAGAACATCACTATTTCTTTTTACCAGCGTTAGGTACAGCTGCTATGGCTGCTCTAAGAGCAGCACCAATGGTTTACAGAGGACTTAAAGCAGGAAGAGCGTTTGCTCCCGGAAATCTAGGTGCATGGGGAAGAATTAAAAGTATGCTAGGTCCAACTACTAGATTTAGACAACCCCCAACACCTAAAGGATACAATCCATACGGAAAAATAAGAAAGGGTGGTGCTAGTGACTACAAAGTAGCTCCATTAAGTTGGAAAGAAGCTATAAGAAGTCCTGAAACCTGGGGTAAGGCGATAAGAGAAAATCCTATTACATCTTTAACAGCGTTAACACTTCCTGCGACAGCTGCTGACCTGACAAGAAAACATGGAGCAGATGTTGCAAAAGGAGGATGGAATTTAGCAAAAAAATATGCAGCGGCAGTAGTACCTGGTGATCAAAGTCATTGGTGGAAAGAGCCAGTAACACATGACACCGTTCCAGGAGTTCCAGGTGGTGGCGATCCAGGAATGTATTATGATAAAACAAGAAAAATAAAAAAAGAATTATCCGACACAGAGAGAAAAGCTTTCGCTAACAAACAACGAAATGAAAGAGTTCAAAAATATTTAGACATGATGGGTTATGATCGATCCAAAAAGACAGCGATCGCTGACGCTCTGATTGATGCAAGTAAAATTGTAAGTGACAGAGGAAGTCTGGATCCAAAAAATATTACTCAAGAATTAATTAACCCAGTTATTCAAGCAACAAGTAAACGACTTGATAAACCAGATCAAATTAGAGAAGCAGTAGGTTTGATGGCGACTAAAGCTGAGATCGAAAAAGATCTAAATGCAGAGACAGATGCACTTGCTAAAAAGCTTACACTAACAAAAATAGCACAAGGAGAAAGATCGTTAGAGGAAGGATTTGAAACAGATATAAGAAACCTTCTTCTTACTGCACGAACTCCTCCAAACAAAACACAACTTGAACAATATGCTCGTCTTACTGCAAATAAATATGGTGAAGAGTTCACAAAGGTGACTGACGAACAGCAAAAGGCTGCAACTGGAGCAACAGAAGACGAAAAAATACAAAGTCTAGTGACAGGAGACGGCATCTATATGATAGGAAGTGCCCTAGTCAGAGTTACAGGTGGCGTACCTAAACATATTGTGTAGGAGGGTGAATGGCAATTTTTCCAGATTCGGGCCCCAACAATAATAATAAAGTAGGAACATTTGAATCAGTCCTAGCTGGAATAGGCTCAGGTCTTATTGGTATCCCTAAAGGTTTATTTTCTTTGGGCGCAACGCTCATGGATCTAGGTGTCAACTCAGGCAAAGCAGCTGATGTAGAACGATGGTTCGATGATCTCACAGATTGGGATGAAAAAGCTGAAGCAACAACAGCTGGAAAACTTACAGAAATTTTAGTTAACATTGGTCTACCGGGTGGTCTAGCCTTTAGACACGGAACCAAGATGGCTAACGCAGCCATGCAGGCTTCCAAGTCAGGAAAATATCTTCAACTAGATAATCCTATCTTAAAGAAAGGAATGGCTGATGCCTACAAACTTACCTCAAAAGGTAAAGGTAGACAGTTTATGACTGGAGCCTTACTTGGGGGTGCAGCTGAAGGTGTATTCGTTGGAGACGTAGAAGACGTAGGAAGTTTAGGAGATCTTTTAGGAGGTCCCACAGAAATTGATCGAGGAGAAGGTGAAGATGCCTTCAGAGATTTATTAAACAGAGTTAAGTTTGGAACTGAAGGAGCTTTATTTACAGGCTTGATCGGAGGAACCGGAGGAGTAATTAAAAAATTAAGAAACAGAAATAACGAATTAGATATTGCCAACAGTCAAATGGATAGATGGATCGACAAAGTAGGATCCTGGTTCAGGTCCAGAAGTGGCTGGACACCTGAAGCCTTTGCTGAATTTCGATTATCCAAAGGACTAGCAGGCGGAGATTCAAGAGTCGCTAAAAGTATTTCAAGAGACATCGATCAATCCATTGATGCTATCTTTCCAAGAATGAAAACAATGATGGACAACTCACCAACCAGTAAAGCAAGAAAAGAATTCATGGCTGATGTTAACGATGCTCTTCTATCAGGAACGAGTACACTGGATGATGCAGGTAAAGTAACCTGGAGTAAAATGGATGTTGATAAGCTAGCTAAAGTAGTTAGAAAAATGGATGAGCTTGGAGCCAAGCCCGACGACATCACGAAACTCAGAGCCGGTCTTAGTATTATTAGAAAAAAATGGGGAGATCTCTTTAGCGAACTAGGAAAATCTCTAACAAGAGAAGAAGTTACAGAATTTAAATCTCTCTTTAGTAATAAATTTAAAAATTATTTAGGATCGACTTATGAATTTACATACAACAAATCTTTGATCCCTTGGTTTAGATACAAACCCACTCGTGAACTCATTGATAGAGCGAAAGAAGTTTTTATAGACAGCGCTAAAGCAGCAGGAAGAAAACTTGAACCGATGGAAGCAGAGGCTATGGTATCCAATGTACTTAAAAGTGCAGGAATGCCTAAAGGATTTAGATTGGATAAACCATCTGATGCTTTGTTTAATATTCCAGAATTCTTTCTTAATAAAACCTCCCTAGATAGTGCAGTCACTCAAAGGGGATCTCAAAGAATTTCTATAGGAGCTATAGCTAAAGACACTGATCGAAAAGTCTTCGAAGACTTGCTCGGTAAACACAAGAACCCTATGCAAACTATCTTAGGTGGTACGGCTAAACTTTCTATGATTGTAAGAAGAAATGTTTTCTTTAAAAATTTAATGAAAAAGAACGAAGAGTTAGTTTCAGCAGGTAAGAGGCCTATGTTTACTCAGAGTGAAGACGAAGCCCTAGCTTTATTTGGTGATAACTATAAACGAGTAGAAGTATTAGACCCTGCTCAAACATTACATGTAGGAACTAAAGCAAGACAAACAGCGATCAAGAAAATGAAAGAGGCTGGTAAGACACCCAAGGTGAGTCCTGATGGAGCAACGAATCCTTTTTCTGATCCCGGTGCCCCTTGGTTCTCTACTCCAGGTATGGCTGATGCATTACAACAAGTAGGAACAAAAATTGTGGACAAGGGACCAATAGGACAACTTTATCACAGCTTGCTTCTTTACCCTAAAGCAACGTCACAGATTGCTAAAACAATTTTATCTCCTGTGACTCACATGAGAAATTTTATAAGTGCTGGAGCCTTTGCAGCAGCGAATGGAATCATTCCGTTTGCAGATAAGAACGCCATCAAGATGGCTTACCAAGCTCTGCAAACTCCTTTGAAAGGAACACGAATACAGAACGAACTTTATGATGAGCTCTTAGAACTTGGAGTCGTTAATACCAACGTAAGACTAGGAGATGTTTCTAGACTGATGCAGGATGTAGGTTTCGGTGAAACAATGAATGCTAATAGAGGAACATCTATGTTGATGAAACCGTTAGCTAAATTAAAATCAGTTGGTCAAGATCTCTACACCGCTGAAGATGACTTCTGGAAAATTTATTCTTGGGCTGTAGAAAAAACGAGAATGGAAAAAGCAATGGCCGCACATGGTTTAGTCAGAGGTAAATGGTTTACAAATGCTGCAGGTGAATCCGTTCAGTTAACTGATGACTGGTTCAAAAGAGAAGCAGCCGACATTGTTAAGAATAATATTCCCAATTACGATTTCGTTTCAGACTTTGTTAAGGGCACACGTAAATTACCTTTAGGAAATTTCGTATCGTTCCCTGCAGAGATTGCAAGAACAG